TCGTCCTGTTGGCCTCAGTCATAGGCAGTCAACTGGTCATCATCGCTGGTGTGCTGGTTGGCTGCTTTTTGACATATCCAAATGCCACAGGGCGCGACCCTAATGACGTGAGATGCAGTGGTGAGCGGGTGGGCGAACTGCTGAGCGTGATCGTTGCTCAGTCCTTCGCCCTATATGCCGCTGAGAAGTGATCAGATGCCGCAGACGACAGGCATCCCTTCTTCCTCTTCCTCTTCCTCGTTCAGCTCAATGATCAGCTGATTTTTGTAGTCATCCTGATAGTGAGTGATCTTGACGTAATCACCAGCTTCGACGCCGATCTTATTTGTATAGAGGCCAGAGAGTGGAACGACGCCCCTGGTCGTGGCCTTCACCACACCACGTCGTTGCTTGGGTGAGGAAGAGGGGAGAGGCTGATTGCCCATGATGATTCCTTGGGCAGCCATCATTGCTTGGAAGAATTCAGTCCGGTTTAACTGGATCTTTCCATCAGGCTTTTCTTTCCAGTAGCCAGATTGCTCCATCACCCTAGGCATGGGCTCACCTTGCATTTCTTTGGCGCACTGAAGCAGGGCTTCACCTGTTAACCGTTCCATAGAGAAACTTGAACTAATGCAAGTATATCAGCGGAACTGCAAATTACCAGCGTTGTCAGTGTAACTCATATCTAATACGTTGCTAAACCCTGCGACAAATGCGTCACCTATAATCGATGCGTTCCCTGGAACGTAAGCACTGGTGCTCTTAATTTTCTGAGGCTTCAATCCTCTGATAGGTGGAAGGGGATCTTCAATGATCGCGTCCCTGTAGGGCGTGGCGTTGGAAAGGATGGTGTTCTGCGCACCGATGACTTGTGATTGCAGCTCCCGTTGGCCCTGCCTAGAGCTCAGGTCAAAGCCAGGGACAAGAATTTCGTTGAACCTTGTATTCAACGTGCTCATAGTCAAGTTGAATTTATCGACCTTGTTCCCCCTCTTCTGTCTAATCCCCAGTTGAGTAATCTTGTTATCTTTCTTTTCGCTAGAGATAGCATTCTTGGCAGTAAGCTTTGCACTTCCAATAGCATTCTTTGCCGCCGTTGTTGCTGCCTTGTTCCCAATCTCAGCGCTAGTTGTGGCCTCGTCTATTGTGTTGTTCTTTGCAGTGAGCAGAGTGGCCAGTGCGTTGTCTTTCCCTGCAGTTAATTCACCCATCTTATTTGTGTATGTATCTTTAATGCCTAGATCCCTGAGGCCAGCAATCCCTTCTATGCCTTGCTTGTCGGCTTGATTTTTAGAATCCAAGGCTTGATCAATAAGACCAAAGGCTTCATTGCTTAACTTGTTTGTCTTTTGTGTATAAACGATATTCTCTTCTGCTCCTTTAATTGATTGTGCAATCAGATCCATTTGAGTCGCAATCTCGCCTTTTATCTTTGAGTTATATCCACTTATCTGTCTGCGTCTATCTTGCTGTCTTAGCTGTAGCTCTCCATAGGTTCTGCCAAACTGTTTCATCTTGTCCATTGCTAAAGCCTCAGCGCTGTTGCTACCGCCAGATCTGACAACAGCAGAGTTCCTTGCCGTAGCTGCTCCAAGGATTGCTGTAATAGATTCAGCGTCTCGCTTCAGAGTGTCCAGGCTGTCTTGTATGACGATCTGCTCTTGGATGTTCTGTCCCTCTGTATCAACCTTTGCTGCAGCTTGCTTCCCTTGCAAGTTCCTTTCTTTAATTGTATTCATATAGCCAGCCACACGCTGCAGATTCTCTACATTTGACTTTGCAGCATTAATGCTATTCCGCCCCTTGTTTTCTTGATAATCAATATTCTTTGAGGTTACGTCAATAAACTTCTGCAAGCTATTGATTCCAAGATCAGTGTCTCTGCTCCCCAGGGCGGTCTTGCTCTTTGCTGCAAATTCATCTTTGACGTTCTGGGATCCAGTTAGATATGTTGCTGTGGCGTTATCAATAGCTTGTTGTTTTGCTTTCTTGTTATTTTTAACTGTTGTCTTCCTTGTTGCTTTGGCATTGCTGATTCCAAGGACTCTTTCGCTGGATGACGTAGCAATAACGTTGTTGAGATCATTCCGTGACTGAGCGCTATCCAAAGCCAGATCAGTCTTTTGCTCCGTAAGACGATTTGAAGCCTTTCCAGCCTCGTCGTCATATGTGATGCTTTCACTTAAATACCTTAGTGATTCACCTGTAATATATTTATCTTGTAGTGCTTCTATATTTAAGTCTAAGTTCTTCAGCGCTGTATCAATAATTCTTGATTGACCTGTCTCGTAATCAAGTTTTTTGACGCCATCCCTGTAATACTCTGCACCATTTGCAGAAACCGTTTGGGCATAGGTGACTATCTTTGACAGGTAGTCAAGCTCATTAAGTTCCTGCTCTCTTTTCTCCAGAGCTTTATTGATTTTCTTCTGTTCTTTATTGGACTTCTTTGCTGCATCTTGTTTTGACTTACCTTGCAGGGCAGACAGGCCAACATTAATGCCTGTAGTGACAACCGTTTCAAATCCAGGAAACATGATTAAACAGCTTTCTGCCTGTCACTATAAACGCCTTGCCAGCTAGCGCTAGTAATAGTCAATGGCAGCCATGAATCTGACTCAATACTTACAGCGCATAGATTGTTCTGACTATTTACCGGAACAGTGAGATGACCATTCTCTAGCCAGTCTGTACTCCTGCCCAGGTTGCTGTTGTTGACCCCTAGCAAGCTGCTGCGGAATACTTTGGTTGTGTCATCAGGCCGGTGGAATCTCTTGACACGCAGTGTGTACTCTCCAGTGTCAACGTGATTTACAGTCCATCTCAGAACTTGTGTCCTTCCTGCTAGTTGGCCAATAAACCGTGATTTGCCTTCATCTGTATCCGCACTGTAAGCAGTATTAAATTGATACTCAAATTCATAGCGCTCACCAAACGCCAAGTTATAACCAGTGAAGTCACCAGTGGTGTTAGCAACAATAGTGTTAGTCGCTGACGACCCAAGCAACAGGCCATTGTTCGCTGCGTTGTTAAACCTCACCACACACAATGCTTCTGTTGCCGGGGTGTAGGGCAGGGTAAACGTCGTCAGGTCTGTTGCTGCGTCATACGCTGCTGTGACTCGTGCTGATGGCGCAGCAACTGTTGAGGCTGGTAGCTGAATCAGCCGGTCCAGGTAGACCTGAGGTTCGTCTCTTAGCTCAATCTCATCGTTTAATTGAATGCCGAAATAAGTGCCACTGGCATCTGTCGTCAGCATATACAGCACGTTATCAACAAACTTTATCCATCGGAGATCTTGATTGAACTTCCATTTGGACCATGACCGTTGGATCTTTTGCTGGCCTTGCTCTGAAGTTGTCCAATAATACTTATAGACATATAGCTCTTTGCTGTCAGTAGGCGAGATGGCTACAGCTGCATCTACGGCTTCGCCTACATCCCAGTGAGTGACAAGGCCTTCAATGTATTTGGGCACATAGTTGGTGATGTCCAGTGAGCTGCCAAGGTTCAGCCCCAGTCTTGATGTCCTGCTGTTATTGCCAAACTGGAACTCACGGAAATGCGAGTAACCAAAATGATCTGTGGGGAATAGAACCTGAGTACCAGAGAGCTTGGGCCTGATGTTTGAATTCATCTCCAGGTTGCTCAGCCTGAATATTTCTCCTGTCGCTGGGGTCAGCACGTCAGCATCAGCAGCTCTGACTTGGAACTGTGAGGTGCTGGAGAACGCCAAGATGGAATCCTCAACAGGGATCATCCATTCAATGGGTGAGCTTCTTTCGCTAGTTCCTCTCAGCCCAAACGGGTCTGTTGCCTGTACTGCCAGAGAGGTGTCATTAAAGAAATTGAATACGTCATTAGTTTCAGACAAGGTGATCGTCTCACCAGCGGCCACTACATAGCGACTACGGAAGATGATGTGATCACGAATAGTCTTGCCAAGGAACTCAGGGTCAGGGTTTGTCTCTGTACTGCCTGCTGTCCTTTTGCCCCATTGGGGGAAGGTGTAACTGTATTGCGGATCAGCGACTGTCCCTGTCCCTACTATGGTCCTTTTTGCTCCATCGGCAGGCCCAACAAAGAAAACATCCTCATCTGCTCTATACAAGACAAGAGGCATGGTGTCTTCTTCAATAATGTATTTAGTTCCAGGTGCAGTCGTCTCCTGCCATCCCCCTTCGCCCAAGCTAGATTGCCCCTCAAATACTTCAAACTTCAACCAGCGGTTATCAATAGTTGTAGAGGGATCGCTTTCTACCTCAACGACATAATCGTCAGGGGCAATGACAGGCAGGTAGGCCAGGCTTTGAACTTTATTGGTAAACGCATTGGCCAGCTCAGAACTACGTCCATCATCTACATCTAATTGAAAATCCGTACCGTCAGTTTTTTGCACATAAACAACGTACTTGTTCATAGTGACCGTGTAACCACTCGTGCTAGCAATTTGAGTAGTTAAATTATTAGCGACAATAGTTGTACTAATTTCGTTTTCATCTGCATCAGCTTTGGGTGTGGTGTACGTTGCCACCTGAACGTTATCTATCTTGACGGTATAGGTGACGTTGTACGCAACAGCCCTGACAAAGATAATCCCTTTGCCTGCCTGCGCTGTAACAGTGTCTGTCTTAAAAGCAGTTTCTTTTTCTCTGTTAAGCAGCAAGCCAATAGGACCGCTATTGATCAGGGCGTATTTTTTATAGAAGTCTGTTGGAGCATTGTGAATGTATGAGGTGTCATCACATTGAATAATTCGATCGGCGCTAAGGGTGAGCCCAGTGCCATGCAAGTCAATATTGACAATTGCTGAATTATCTCTCAACTCAATAAGTGTCTGATCTGTTGCACCTGGCCTGACCAGACAGAAATAGTTTTCACCCTGCATGACATCCATCATTTCCAGATAGAAGTCAGACAGAACAGTGTCTGTAACTTTGCTGATCAGTCGCATGCAGTTGCGTTTACTCAGTCCCTCTACCGGTGATGACCATGCGTTGATCTGTTTCTCGCATTGACCAACCAGCCGTAGGTGTGGCGGTTGTTGGGATACCCCTTGGATCAATGAATCCAGATCACGACGAATTGGTGAGCTGGGCTTCTTTGGAGCCTTGCCCTTCCGGTACTGAGATTTGACGCGAGCCATTAGCGGGAGCGGTAACGGGTTCCGAGTGCTGGGATGTATCCGAGGCCCTGGCCTGCACCACGATCATTTCCCCAGAGAAGGTTGTTATCCAGGGTGGACTCTTCAGCTCGCATCAATAGGACACGGGCCTGGTCCTCGTCAGCAACGGTGTAGGTGAAGACAACAGAGGATGCGACGTAGCGATCAGAAAAGATCCGGGCTGCACGAACCATCGTGTATTGCTGTGCAGCATGGGGGAGATCAGTCCAGTCCAGCTTCTGAATGATCTGTGCAGCATGCAGCGTTTCACTGTTATTCACTGCACCAAAGTCAAAGCGGTGCCGGATCCGGTCATAGATCCGTAGTCCCCTCAAGGCATAGCGAGAGTCTGGATACTGGTTAGGGCTGAATTGAACAGAGAGGGTGTCTCCCGGAACGACGTAAACATCCTGTGCGTTAGCAGCAATGTCTACATCCTTCTGAGTGTTCCAACTCCAGCCTTCTGCACAGACATCAGTACGAACCTCGTCAAGAGTTCGCTCCGCCAGTGCAGCATCTGTAATTGCATTGACAGTACCAGCAAGGCTAGTTACTGGAGCCTCGCCAATAGTTGCCAGGATTGTGTTGACGGCCTCTAGTTCAGTCATCCAGCTTTCTTCGCCTTAGGTGCTTGAGGTTTTGCTGCAGGCTCTTTGCCATGTTGGACAATGTCGCCGTCACTAGTTTTATAAAATGTTTTAACCGGCGCCAGTGGATCGAGCTTTTGATCGTTCTGATAACTGTTAGTAACAAGTGTTCCATTGACTTTAATGGTGGTTCCGTCAGCCATGAAAAAGGGGGAGCATTGCTGCCCCCCACAATAAGTCCCAATTTGCTCGACGGCTAACGAACCATCAGAGCGAATTATAGACCTCGACAGCACACTCAGGACGCAATGCACCAACACCAACTGCCATTTTGGCAGTCATAAGTGTTGCGGCGTACATCACATCGTAATCATTCCCGGTCATTCCCATGCTCAGATCTCTGAGTTTGACAACACCTACACATCCTTTTTGGAAGGCAAGCATTCTTGTTCCACTCATGTCGATTGAGGAGTCAACCGTAGAGCCACCGAAGACATAGCCTTGCTCACCACTCAGTGCAGTGCGATCGCCCTGACTCTGGAGGTGGTTGCTGGAGTAGATGTTGAACCCAGCAAGCTTGGCAATCTGACCATTGCTGTAAGAACCATTGACTCCCTGTTGGTTGAAGTCCTGGTTGACAGCGCGTGAACTTTGGATCAGTTCATAAAAAATTTCTGGCTGACAGACCAGAACTCTGCCCTCTGGAGATACATCTTTCTCGTCCAGGTCAGCAGCAGCTTGGAAGACCGCTGCAACATAATCATCAGCCGTAGGTGTCGCGTTGTTTAAGTCAATGCGAGTACCAGTACGTGCCTGCTGGTCAGGGGTTAGGCCAGTTGGCAGGTTTGCTGACAGGTCAGCGGAAGAGGTGCGAGCAGCAATACAAATTTCTGCTGCAAGTCTCTTATCATGGGTTCTTGCTAAAGCCTGCCCAAGCTCCGTTGAATATATCGAGCGAATATCGTAGTGGTTCTTAGCCTCATCAAGAGAATACAATTGTGCATCAGCTAAGAGATAATCATCGATCCGAATGACAACCTCATTCTGACCCATATTTCCTTGCCCTGCGATCAAATCTCCAGGAGTATGATAGCTCGCGACGAAGCGCCCAGTCACTGGAAATTGTGCACTGCGCCCGTTTTGTATGGTCCTTGATTGAACAAATTGATCGAAAATACAGGAGCGTTTAAATGCAGATAGCACCTCGCCTGAGAATACTTTAAGGAAGAGAGCATTGTCATTTGCCCATGATCCACCAGTGTTGTTAATTACACCGGGTCTTGATAGTGCCATGAATTAGAAGCAATGGAATGAGTGTGTTTTGAGCACCGACAGGTGCATCACGCAAATCCACCACGTTTGTCATTCGGGTACGCGAGCGGCCTCTGACAGGGGTGTGGTCGTCGGTTTACTCCCTATTTATAACAGGGAACTATTTAGTTTGAAACACTGCGCTTGCAGCTACACGCTCCTCAACTTCTCTGATGTACTCAGGATCAGGGTTGGTGCCATTGATATATCTAGGGTCTGACATTGCAGCCACAACCTGAGCCTCATTGGCAAACGCTCTTGTTTGATTTGTTGGAGCACGACCACCAGTCAGCTTGGGCTCATAGCCTCGCTTCATCATGTAGTCGTATTGCATTGATTTGAGTTGGGCCAGGATCCCGATCTCATCACCCTGCTCCAGGGCCTGGTTGTAAGCATCGGCCCTCTTCTGATCAATGTTGTCTGCAGCCCAGTTCATTAGAGCGGTGTACTTTTCTTCACCGCCAGCCTGGTTAAAGATCTCACCCCGCAGCCGAGCGCCTTCCTCAGGTGAGATGGATGATGCGTCGTCCTCCTCTTCCTCTTCAGGCTCCTGCTCCTGCTGCTGTTCAGGCCGATCTCGTTCTGACTCCAGCTCCACATCAGGTGGTTGCCCCTGACGCATCCGCTCGTTTTCACGCTGCAGATTCTTGTATGCCTCGACCAGATCATCCTGAGTGCGGTAGCGCCCAAGGATCAGATCATCTGGTTGTCCCTGTTCTTCTGCATAAAGCTCAGCCTTGGCCTGCTCAATGCGTTCTTGTTCTGCTACTGCACCTTCATCAAAGGACTCGTCCTGTCCGGTCTCAATTGTTGCCATGACTATTAGCCCCTAGGAGTTTTGGTTTTCAAGTGAGTCCATGGCGCATCGTCTGTACGGCTCCAGTTATCACCGCGAGTGGACCCGTTGAATACGATGAATGATTTTCCCTCATTGCCATAGGGCTTGAGGTATTCACCCTGTCTTAGTTTCCGACCTGTTTTTGTGTCGTCTTCATTAAGCGCCTTCAGGCGTCGGGGGTTGGACTGCTCCGCCATCAATTTGTCCTTGAGCTAGTTGCTGCTCTAATTGTAACTGCTGCGCCTGTGATTGTTCAGCCTGTAATTCTTCTTCTGTTTTGATCAGCCCAGCAATCTCGATTCCATCGCTGGCAGCAAAGCGTTTAATTAGCTCACTGGCATTCAGGCGCTGCATCATTACTTCCGGTCCAAGAGTTGATGCAATCACTTGAAGGAAATTAGTTAGCCTTGCCTTATCATTGCCCCTGCCAATTGCATCCAGACCAGTGGTGATCTGAGGATTCACAAGGTCCACTGGAACAGGTGGGATTTCTCCGGCTTGCTCCATCAGGAACAGCACCCTACGGATCAGTGGCAGCTGCAGCTCCTGGCTCAGCATGCTGTAGACCCCCGCCAATCCTGCTTCGAGGGACTCCGCTAAAAGTTTTATCTCTTGTGCGGTGACCCTTTCCGCGTCTCTCTGAATAGCTTCATTGGCCAGGTAGGTAAAGCTAATTCGTTTCTCCAGGATCTGAACTGTCTGCAGTGCAACACTCATGTCCGCCTGCTTGTTCACAGTCAAGGCAGCCACATCCGCTTCATTTCCTGCCACGACTGCCCCGGCTTCTGCCCTAGCCAATACATCAGCACGGGTCACACCGTTTGGATTAACTAAGAACACTGCTTTGCTCATGATCAGTGACGCTTGTACGATCGCCATTGATAATGATTCAAGTGATTGTAGATCCCCTAAAACCTCTTCGGTAATAGATCTACCGTAGGCTTCACCATGCACCGGTTGCAATCTGAGGCATAAATAAGGACAGGTATCAAGTTTGCTAAAGCCCTGAGAACCCGCTATCTGCTTGCCGTCAAACTCCTGATGCCACTCCACTCTGTCGTTAGTGCCGTCGAATTTGACATGCGTGTAAACGTTCCGGTGCTCATCGTCGTCATCGTTCTTTGGTGTAGCAGAAGCTGGTAAGAACTTTGGCGAGACAGACTCCTTAATTACTATTTCCGACAGGTTCCCCTCTGGATCGCGCTCCACCACATAGCACCTAAGCCCATACATCCTGACGTTATCTTCTCCGATATAAAGCAATGCGTTACCACCTACAACCAGATGCTTAATGGCTTCAAACAGTGAAGGTCTGATTTGTATCTTGTCTAGTCTTGCAAGAATCTGACGTTCGATGGAGGACATAGCCACATCCATCTCAGATAGAACATTCTCTTCTGACTGCCCTGTCTGTTGTAGGTACTTATCAATCTCACCTTTGTTAATAGCTAGCCGAAAAAATGGTTGGCTTGGAGGTAACAAAGCTAAAAGTAGCTTGGCACTTAAACTCGACACACCCCTGGCCCCGCTGCCTTGATACAGAGACGGCAACTTGTTATAAGTGTCCATCCCTGTGGTGTCGTTCTGGTCTGACTCAGGGATCAACGCTGGGATTGTCAGAGCACTGCAATCAATTGCTGTCCTCAGTCGCTGGCTGCGATACATCGCAAGCTCGTCGTAGCGAGATTGTGCAGTGTTAGTTGATGCCATGGGTTAAGCGAGTTGGAGTCCAGCGAGAGGGTCAGTTGCATTCCCCACGTCACTGAGGATTGCTAGGTCAGACAGTTGATTATCCTCTTTCCTTCTGTTCCTTTTTCGATAGTCCCCGTAGCTAATTGAGTTTGCATTGGGGTTTGCATTTGGAACAAATGCGTTAGCCAGGTTGGTTGCTCTTTTCTCTGCCGCTGCATATGCCTCTGCTGAGGCTGCAGCTTGATCAGACAAGAAGGTGTTACTGGCAGCAAACCCGTCAGCAAGATCACCTAAGTCTGTTGTCTGCAATGACAGGTCAGCAATCTGACTCTCTAGTCCAGAGATGATGGAGGCATATGGATTGGTTTCATCTGCTGCAGTTGGCGCTGTCCCAGTCGGTGCCTCTGGTGCTGTCGTTGTTGCTGCTGCTGTTGGTGCTGCTCCAACTGGTGCCGTTGGTGCGGCTGGTGCCGTTGCTCCAATAGCCAGCTCTCCAATTCCATTGACTGTTGGGCCAATGTTTTTGGTTTCCCTGGAAGCGGTAAAGGAGTTTGTGAATGCAAACGGATTAAGGGCATTGTCGCTAAGCCCGTTCCCACCTCCCAGTGGGCCAAGGACTTTATCTTTCTTCTGACCTTTTCCAGTGGCCTTATTTAAATTGCCAATAAATTTGCCGTAAGCCTTATCTGTATTCTTGCCACCTATCCCTTTAGTCGCAGCATCGATCTCTTCAAGCCCAGGTATTCTCCCAAGCTCTTTTGCCATCGCTACAAACTCAGGGCTATATGGCGAAGAGTTCTTCAGTAAGTCCCTGTACTTGTCGCCCCTTTGCCCAAACGTTTCAGCATCTTGCCTTAAGACATTGACAATATCGTTGTACTCCCCAGTTGCTCTATCCCCACCTGGCAATCCATTGTTGTTCCGGGTAGCAAGAGGCCGAACATAATCCTTGATCTTATTCAGATCATTCTGCGAACTAATGTCATTGATATTTATGCCTTGAGCTGATAGCCCCCTAAGGGCTTTGTTGATTAATCTCTCGCCACCTATGGATTCAAAATCTATATCTCCTGGCGTTGTAGATGTAGTGACATTGCCTTCTCTATCTGTTGTTTCATTCGCGGTTGATGGTAATCGTTGCGGATCCTTGACCAGCTTTAGAACTTGATTCGCTTGCTTGCCAGTTAGGAACTTGTTGCCGCCAGTTGCTTTCTGCTCAAAGATATTGTTTGAACGTGATGGCGTCGGGGTTGGAGTTGGAGCATTGGCTTTGACCTTTGCTGCTGCTGCCCTGGCCGGTGCGGTTGGACTGGATGGTGATGGAGTGGGCTTGGGTTTGGCTAGCTGCTTGGCACGACCGGTAACTTTGACCTTCCCCTTGCCGCCAGGAGTGGTGTTGGTGATCTTCTTTGCACTGATGCCAAGGCTTCGAAGGCTCCGTGCTTCTTTGGCTGATACCTTCCCGTCCTTCCGAGCCTTTGCTAGTGCCTTCTGCTTTTGCTTTGCCGTAACTTTCTTCTTAGCCATTAGCCCAGATACTCCTTAGAAGGTGAACAACAGACCGTTGCCCTGAAGCATATCTGATCTTATCCAAAGAGTCTTCAAGCTCTGGCGTTTTTTCAGGGAACAAAGTATCAAGGGCCAGAAGAAAATCCCGGTCTATCTTTTCCATCAATATGTCGCGGGCGTCCCTTCTATCAAAATCTGGAGCTAACTGGCCTGAGAATTGCTTGGACTCCATAGTTTGACCTTGCGTTCTTTAATATCATAATCGCCTTCTCTCAATATTCTCACTAGCCAAGCGTTCAATAGTGCAGCTTCTGCAGGGTCATCTTTGATTCCTGCCTTTTCGTATGCAACACGGTAAGAAGCGCGGACAATATTCCAACAGTCCTGTTTATCGGTCAGGTCCATCGTGTCTACCAGCTTCCTTGCCTTCACCGGTCCCACGCCAGGGCATCCTTTGATGTTGTCAATGGTATCTCCAGCAAGTGTCTGGACATAGAACTGACGCACTGCTTCTTCCTCTGTAACTATCCAGTGCTGCTGTTCATTCCATGGCCAGTGGTGGTAGCCAGATATTTGATTCAGATCCTTATCCCCAGAAACAATGAACGCTTCTCCTCTTACCCAGTCAGGGTTAGTCGCCAGGATCCCTAGCCAGTCGTCAGCCTCGATCTCGTCATGCTGAATGCTTGCCTCTTCCTGCAGTAGCTCAGCTTTCATTGGCTTCCAGCCTATTGGCTTGAGCTTCCCTGCCCTGTTCTGTTTGTATTCAGGAAGCAAGCGACGACGGAAAGCACTGCTGCCTGTCCAGCAAAAGTGGTAGTAATCACACTGACACTGTTCTCTCATCTCATCTACCTTCTCTGCCCATTGCGCTCTGACCTGATCAAGCGGTGCCCATCGACACCACACTTCAGGTGATGATTCAACTTCAATCTCACAGCCGGTCATGATCCTGAAGAGGAGCATGTCAGCATCGATCAACAGAGTGTTAGTCATAGTTCTCCTTTTGTTTTAAATCCTGGTAGAGATCTTGAGCATGTTCATAAGAAGTAAGCGACCCTTGCCAATAAGCTTGCCACTCTTCTTCTGTCTTTGGATGCTTAGGTTCTTTTGAAAGACAGGTTTCAATCATGATCGTCAAAGTATCTAGATAGATCCCCTCGCTCCATACTCCTCTGTGAACCGGCAGGTCTCTGGATCGAATGTCAGCTTGTTCATCAGGCCGCACTGGCCCGTTACCCGATTCTTCTTGAGCCAGCATGATGTTGTGTTGGGGTGAACAGTATCAAGTACGTTGCGTTGCAACATGACTATGTAGTCTGGATATTGAGCCAGGGAATGTGAGCCTCTGAGTTGTCTTAACTCCGGCCCTTTCTCCCCCGATCCTTCTTCGTCTGAATTTCCAAGTCCAGCGGGTCTTGATAGATGGGATACGACAACAAAGGTGAACTTAAGTTCGACCGCGAGTTCTTTAATTTCCTTAATAGCCTTATCGATACTGCGGCGCTGATCGAGACTAATAGCAATACCATCAGCTAGCAGGGAGAAGTGATCTAAAAATACTACTTTAACTTCCTCGTTCATTACATAATGACGCACATATTTAGAGAATCCATCCAGTCCGTCAAGGCTTCCGAACTTATCCAACAGCATTAGGTTCGGGGCAAAAGCTTTCATCCCATCCCTGATCGAATTTTCCTTCAGTTGCCTGTCCTGTTTCGATGCAAGATGCACCGGCCAACCTAGATACTCAGCAAGCATCCGCTCCAGTGTTGTCGTCGCTGCTTCTTCCAGTCCGATGAAGGAGCACTTAATACCAAGCCTGCACAAATGAAGGCACAAGCTCCGTGCGAATAACGACTTACCGGTGCCGGTGCCAGCCGACAGCAACCACACTTCCCCCGGTTTGAACCCTTCGGTGAAGTTGTTCCATCCTTCCCATGGCAGGGATATTCCCTGGTCATGGACAGGGTTCAGGATCTGTTCTGCCAGGTCACTGGCCTCGACGACACCATCAGGAACAAACGCTGATGCGCATGAGATGGCATTGCGAATCGCTTTGACATCACCAGCAACCAATGCCTCATTGGCATCCTTGTAGGGAAGGCCAGTTACAACACGGA